ATATCAGCTCCTAGTCCAAACTTACGCTCATCTTTTGATGTCTTTGCACAATAAAAATACCTTGAAGCATTACCATGATCTCCATAAGCTGGCATGAATTGTTCGGTATCAGCAAGCTCACCAGCAGTCCAAATCCCTTTATGTGTTCGCTGTCTGCTAACTTCCGTGCTAATGGTTGTTGGGAATATTTCTTGCACTTGTTCGCTTCCGTCGTGCATAATGTTACTGGGCCATCTGCCTCTAGGGTCTGCATCTGCGTATTCCGATCCCTCCGACTTCATGCCACTATTATCATCAGTCCACACGCCATCTGCTGTCCGAGCTTTGCGAACAACTTTTTTACGCTTGGCGTTAGATGTCTGACCAAACGATAGCTTGTCCACACCAATTGCAGCCTTACTTTGTTCGCCTTGATCTCGGAAGTCTGGCATCGTGTCTGGATGTTTGACCTCGCCCTCTATCCTACAAGCATCAATATTTATTGCACCAGTTCCGTGCTTTATCACATTGTCTGCAATTGATTTCTCTGACAAAGGCTTTCTTGCCAACACCATTGGTTCATGTGCAGGTTTCAACGCAGTACCCCACCCATCTCCTACATTATGACTTTTAGGAAACCCGCTGCCATACAGCCAAATACATTGATCTCTGATTTCAAACCCGGCATCTTCTATGGCAACTGCCATTCTATGATATGTTCGTGATCCACTAAACGCTATCAAATGACCTCCAGGCTTCAGTAACTCATAACATTTACGCCATGTGTTCGCCTGGAAAGCTATATCACCACCATCCCACTCTTTGCCCATAAAACCAGTTGATGTTCGCTTGAACACACCAGACTGATTGTAATCTTTTGGTGGTGCAGAACCTTCTTTACCATATCTTTTGACTATTGATGTAAGGTGATACGGAGGATCAGTTACCACGCTATCAACCGAACATTTATCCATTGTATCCATGACTTCTAAACAGTCGCCATTATATACTGTGCTACCTTCTATTATTACTTCCATTTAATGTCCTATAAACCATTTGTATTCCGAGCTTTTCTGCTACTTCGATACCCTTTTTCATGCCATCTGATATACCTTTGTCTATATAAACTGCCATAAGATCTGCGTGTTTGTACCAGTTGAAAGCTCTTTCCATGCCCATATCTCTTTGTTTTTTAATCGCATCGTCTAACACTTGCGTATAAAGTAAATGCGAGGCAAATGGTGACTCGCCTCGCATTAATGAATCAAACATACACTTTTTTGCGTATGCTAAGTTTTGCTTTACCTTACCTTTGTAAGGCGATTCTATGATTACCAACATTAAGCAGCCTTAAGACAATTAGCTTGTACGTTGTAATCATCTGGCTTATCACCGAACTCATCTCTGAGCCGACCTAAAACCAGTCTTTTGCTATTGTTTATATCTGCCCTACACTCTTCAAGGGTTCTATATTCAACCTTGCTGATGTGCCACATACAATTGGTTTTACCACCCATGTATCTTGAGCCTTCAACCCAAACAACGCAAATCATTAAAAACATTTTAACCATTCAACAAACTTTCTGTAGTACTTTACTAAAGCACTTGGCTTTTTGTGAATTGTTGTTTTATGAATATGCAACTTTAAATATTTAGTGTTCATATTCTTCCTCCTTCTTAATTAGATCACAGACATATTCATGTCCGTGTTCACCATATCGTTTTTTAACTAAGACTAAGGCTTGATCGTTTGTTAGTCCATCATCTGTCAATAATGCACCAAAATATTCCTCAACTTCAATCAGAAAGTTATTTTGATAAGCAGTCATTAGCTCTCTCCTTTCTCTCTTCTTTACACTCATCGCAGATGTCTAATGGATAAGGTGGTTCTTCAGCCCAAAACATTTCGTTACAATCTAAACATTCATACTCGCCCATATCAATCTCCTTTTTGCTAGTATAAGATAGTTATAATAGGAAATCAATGCCAATGTCAAGACAAAAAAAAGACCCAGTTTTTGCTAGGTCTTTTTTAAACAAACATTTTTAAAACAAAAGGGTAATCTGACGATTACTATCTTTATATGCTATATATAATAACAATAGGCACTCATGTCAACCCAAATCATCTAAAATGCTTCTACCAAACACATGAGTGCTTGTTTTGTACACTTTGCCATATTCTATTTCTTTTAATGCACGGGGGTCATCTTCAAAGAGCTGTTCATCTGGACAATGTTGTGATCCAATATTAATGTCCTTTTTTTCTCTAAACAATAGTCTACGCTTCTTGCATCTGTTACATAAAGTTTCTTTTTTATCTCGGACAAATCTATCACAATCAGCACATCTAGCGTGTTTCTCTATCATTTTCTGCCTCCTTGATTGCATAAAATATCCGAGCCACCACCTGTGGCACGATACTATTCCCTAAACATCTAAGTCGGTGTACCCTATTTCGTACCCCATTAGCCACTCGACCCACGTTGGGTTCAGGGTTCCAGAGGACTGGTCTCTCACGGAAGGATGGTTGCCTAACATCTTTTGCATCTTCCCCCCTGGCCGACCCGCTGCATCTTCGTTTGCCGATGGCGTAGGGAACATCTCCTTTTTCGGATAATCCCATTTTTCCATTCTTGGTGGTCTT